TGGGGTTGCCGAACCGGCGCCACCACTATTGCCAAACTGCCCGTTGTCGGCGCGGGGATGGTCGGATTCATTGAACTGGCCCGCATCACTGCCCTGGCCTTGAGGTTTTGGCGCCGGAGAGCCGCTTTCGGGAGCGCCCTGATTTTTCACGGGTTCGCTAACCCGTGAATTATTCGGTTCGGCGGGAGCAGTTCCGGGGCCGCCCTGACCCCCTCCGGGGTTGTTGCCGTCGGGGTCGTCGTCATCGTCGGGCGCGGGATCCTCGTCCAACCCCAGATCGTTGTAACCGCCATCGGGATCGGAGCCAACTCGCCGGCGCTCTTCCTCGCTGCTGATGGCGCCCGAGGCGATCAGCGCCGCGCCGGTTTGCGCCTTGACCAGATTCGTATCGGCCAGTTCTTTGGCGGTCGGCGTGTCCAGCGTGCGCCAGGACACGATGGTTTCCACAGGGTCGCCGCCCAACTTTGGGAGCACTTCGGATCGCATGAGCAGCGCGTGATGCCGCTCAATCAGCGGCGAGAGGTCATGCGCCTGGATGCTTTCCAGTTCTTCGTGATAGCTGGCCTCCTCGTATTCGCCGGTCGAGTTGAATCCCTTCGGCGTGGTGCCCAGCAGCTTGGTTGCCGGTACGTTCGCGGCGGCCGCCACGATCTGATACTCGGTCATGATGACGTTATCCAGATCGGACAGCGTGGTGTCGAACTGCTGGAACTGGTCGTCGTCCTTGTCGCCAAGCTTCACGCCGTAGTTATTGCGCGCCTGCACCCAGAAATTCAGCCGCGCAATGGATTCGTCGCCCTTGGCCGCGAACTGGCTCATGTCGGTCAGCCATACGTTTGTGCGCTTGCTCATCGCCAGTTCTGGCGCCTCGTTGGCAATGCGCTCGGCGGCGTATACCCGCTCCATGATGAGTTGGGGAACCGGAATGCCGCCGTACAGATACTTGGGCTTGAGCAAGTCGGGCGGATCGCGGTGCCGATAGATGATCAGGTGCGAGCGGTGATAGCGGCGTCCGTTGATGCGCCAATATGTTGGCTCATAAAAATGCATCGTGTCGGGCCGCGAGGCGGCGTTGCCGTCCAGTTCCGGGGCCGTCCAATACGGGTCAACCTGCACGATGCCCTTGTAGCTGCCGGGCGTGACGCCATCAATATTGAATGGCTTTTCGTAGTATTCGGGGTCGGTCGAATCGACGCGAAAAAACGCAACGCGGACGCCAAAAATCCGGCCCATCCGAATGAACTGCTCGAGGTTCCAGGCCAGCCGCATGCTGCGGTCGTAGCGCTTGAGCATCTTGACCGCCTCCGGGTCAAGCTCATCGCCGTCGATGCTCACAATGTCGAAGCCGTTTCGGATTGCGTCGCGCCCCGGCATTGAGCAAGCTTTGTCAATCAGCCAATGCTGGGCCAGTACAGCGCAAAACTGGTGCCCGATGAAGCCCTGGCTGGCGTACCACTGGCCCAGGATTTCAGATAGTGCGGTCGGCTGCACGGACATTTTCAGCGTCATTTCGCCGATGCTGTCGTCCTGCGCCATGCCGCTGGTCGCAACCTTGGGTGCCATATCGACCAGTTCGGTCAGCGTGGCCAGCGCGTGCTCTCCGGGGGTTGACTTATCGCCCGGAAGACCATGCTGGCCAACGCCGAAAAACGAGGACGCGGCTTTCCCCGCCCCGGAACTCGCGGCGGCGGGTTTGGGGCGTAGCCAGTCCAAAAACATGCTTTATCCGAAAAAGGAGCGGCGCTCCTGCATCAATTCCATGAACGCGCGCGAGAGAGCGTCCACCTGATCGTCATGCACGCCGTTGGGGAACATCCTCATTTCGTCCATCAACTCCTGATTCCACGGCCCGCGCAGCATGAGCACGTTGCCAACGTTGATTTGCGCGGCCAGCGGCCCGGCGCGCGTGGTCTTGTCGCCGCTTTCAGGAGAACTAACCACGCTAAATCCCGCGAGCTGGCGCGTTAGGTAAAACACCTGTGACTTTCCGGCGGCGCCAGGGTCTTGCGGCAGGCTGATCTTCACGTCGCGCCCGTCTCTGGCAGCAGTGTTCTTGATGGCGGAATCCCGCGCATCGGTGAGCAAGCGGTCTCGCACCATATCGGCAATCACATACCGGCCGTCAGAAAGACGCCCAATCTTCCCGCCCGCCGTGTAGTCGTTCTTGACGCCATCGGATGCTGCGAAGTCCCACCCCCGAACCCATGTGATACGCCCGGCGGGCAACGCCTCGATAACCGGCATGGCGAGCGGCTTGATGATCCCGCCTTCCGGTGGAGCAGGGCGCTGCAAATACTGCCCGGCGAACACATACGGCGCGGCGCGCTCCATGCGGAGCAGGTCTTCGAGTGTGTGCTTCTCGGGCCAAAGCGCCTCTCCGGTTTCGGTGATTGCGGGCAGGCAGACGTGCTCCCATGCCTCGCCATTGCCGCCGTCCAGCAGCCAGCCCGCCAAGTCGCGCTCGTGCAGGCGCTGCATGATGAGAATGATCGGCGTTTCCGGGCTGTTCTTGCGGCTTTCAAGTGTGTTCTGAAACCAGTCGATGACGCCCTGCCGGATCACGTCGCTGCGGGCCTCGTCGGGCTTGTGCGGATCGTCGATGATGATCGCGCCGCCAAAGCCCGCGCGGTGCTTGCCCGCGCCGAAGCCGGTGATCGTCCCGCCCGCTCCGGCGGCGTACATCACACCGCCCGCCGTGGTTGTCCAGTGACTCTTTGCATCCGAATCAAGACAGCATCCGGGGAATATCTGCTGATACGCCTCGTGCTGCACCAGCGAGCGCACATGCGCGCTGTTGGTTACGGCCAGCGGCGCGGAGTAGCTCGCGTGGATGAACTCCGCATCTGGCGCGTGTCCCATAGCCCAAGCCACGAAGTTGACCACCGCTAGTTCCGTTTTGCTGTAGCGCGGCGGAACGTTGATGATGAGCCTTTTGCATTCTCCTCGGTACACCCGCATCAGCGCGTCGCAGATCGCCCGGTGATGATCGCCGCGAATCCAGTTGTAACGGCGACGTTGGGCGAACGTCCATCGCGCGAAAAAATACAAATCAGCCCGAGCCATCTGCGCGGCGGCAAACCGCTCGTCCGCGCTGTACTGCCGCACGGCTCATACCTCGGCGGCAATGCGGGCGGCGATCTTCTGAAACTCGTCCTTGCTCATGTTCACGCTTTCGATAGGGCCGCCACCCTTGCCGGTCAACTCCATGGCGGCAATCTTTGCGTGCATGTACGGCGCCGCGTCCTTTGCAAAGCCGAAGGCCGCAACGGCGCCCCCTTCTTTGTAGGCGTCGCGCATCGCCTCGATCATTACCTCCAGGGGAGTGATTCCGTCTTTGGCTGCCTTGTCGGCAATCTCCCGCGTCTTGCGGTTTTTGCTTCCCGGCTTTCTTCCGGCCCCGGAACGTGCGCCGCCGCGTTTGCCCTCGGTCATCTGAAAAACTTTGAAAAAAATTCAAACCTAAAAATAAGAAGCCCGCCCCGACACACGCCGGGAACGGGCCTCAAATGCCGCCCAGGAGCGGAGGCGGCTCCCTCGTTAATCAATCACCGTACCGGCCCACAAGCCGCCGTAGCGCGCTTCGGATCGCCCTTGATAAACACCAGCGCCTGCTGATGCGTCTTGCCTAGCTTGCGCGACATCTCGAATTGCCTTCCTGCGCGGATCGCCAGCGAGCCGCCCGCAGTAATCAGGATCGCCTCGTTGTACAGGTACGCGCCGGCATCCCTGAATGCCGCGATGGTGTCGCCCACCAGGCCGCGATACAAGCCTTTGTTGTCTCTCACGTCGCCAACAACCCAGGCGGCGAACCGGTCGTTGCGCAGCATCGCCACAGCCTCTTTGATGATGGCCCGGTACGCCCGCAGGAAATCCGGGTAGCGCATCGTCGAAAGATCAGCCGAGTCGTTTGAGTAGCGCTCCAGATCGGCATACGGCGGGCAGGAAAACACCAAATCCGCCTGCTCGCCGGGAAAGTGCTTGGCTATGTCCCGCCCGTCGCCGGTAACCCAGCGCGGCGCCGGCATACCGGGCCTGCCAATTCCCACCCATTGCGCCCGGTTCGCCTCAATCTGCTCGGCCCTTAGATCGGTTCCGGCGTATCTGCGCCCCGTGCAGGCGGCGACGATGCCGCGTACCGAACCACCGGCGAACGGATCAAGCACCAGCCCGTCGCGGGGAGAGAACCAGCGGTATGCCAGTTCGCACAGAACCGGATCGAAGATGCTCGTCCCCGGCTGCTGCACCACGCCCGGATTGGCCTGGGTGAACTCCGGCCATGTCACCTTGTGCCCGATCCGCTTTTCGTAGGCGTTCTTGGCCGAATAGACCTCCGGTGGCTGCGCCGCCGTGGAAAACAGCAACTGGCCGTCGCGGCCAGCCTCGGACTTGATGCCAAGGCGCAGCCATTCGGCTTTGCGCTCACGCCACCAGCCTTGGCGGGCATCCAGCACGCTGAACGGCGCGGCCATGTAGCGCTCGGCCAGCGGCTGCATGGATATTTCAGCCTCGGGCGGCGGCAAAAATGAAAACTGCTGCGTTGTTATGGTTTCCTGCATGTGCAAAACCTGATAGGCTATGCACGCTCTGTACAGAGTGGCGGGCCTTTGCCGATCTTGCAGGGTGTAACTGCGGGAACGGGGTTCGTCCGGTGTTAGCGCACCGGATGGGTCGCCCGTCTTTTCTTCGTGGGCCAGAAAAGCGAAAGGCCCCGGTGAACACACCGAGGCCCTGGCCGGTACTACTATTTTTATAGCTGATTGCGCGCGAATTAGAGTATCAGCATGCTAGGCGAGCCATCATCGAAGCGGGCCGGGCTTGATTCCGGCTCTAGCTTTGTGTCGGGTTGGTGGGTCATGACTTCCACATCCATCCGATACGCTTGGGGTACCCCACTAGCCAGCCTAGCTTTCCTTTGGATCAGGCGCTTCCTTCAGCGCCGCCGCTTCGATGATGGCTCGGAGGCTCGCGCTTCCGACCGAGCTATAAGCTATTATTTTTGTAGCTTGCGCGCCTCACGTTTTTAGTGGGCGTAGCTTGCCTTGGGGTGGAATATGGCAGTTTTCATGGCACTTTGCAAGAAAAGTGCCAGATGAAGTCCACGTCAATCATGCCGGTTGAGTGCCATTCAGCCGGTTGACTGACACCACCTGTACAGCGCAAAAGAACCGCGCACGGCCTTTGGATAGTGGATTGCGATTGACCCGGAAGTAGCTAGCGACAAAAGAACCACACGGGCGGATTCTCTGATCGCTTGCCGCTCACGCACCGTAACCCGCTGCTTACCCCAAGTGATATAGCGCACGATCTCCGCCATCTTGAAATCGCGCCCCGGATACGCCCCCATAAGCTCTATGATTTCATGCGCATACTTCACCGTAGAACTCCTTTTCGATTCGCGCTATGGCATAGGCTAGGTGCGTCTCGTACGCGCGCATTCCCATTCCCAGCGCGCGGGCAACCTCCTCGCGCGTGCGATAGTCACGCGCCGGGAATTCGTGCATTAGCACCAGTCGCGGGGCATCGGGCAACATCTCCCATCTCGCCTGAACGCGCTTTGCGCTTTCCTCATCAACCGGTTTTGGCGCGGGCGGTGGCGCATTGGCTACATCCATGTCGTATTCGCCCGGCGAGCGGAAGCCCCAGTTGACGCCCCAGTAGAACGGCGGCCGCATTGCGCGCGGCAATTCCCCCAGCCAGCACCAGCGCTTCCAGTTGTTGAGCAACTCGTAGGTTTTGTCCGGTATGCGATACGTCATGCGCTTTCCTTGAACAGCCAGCAGCGCCAGCCGTAGGGCCTACGCTTGGTGCAGGTATCGATGGTTTGCCCGTCCCAAGGCATGCTCGCCCGATATGCGCACTTGCCGCACTGCTCGGCTTCGCGTTGGCGCTTACGCTGGCGCTCAAGCTGGCGGCGCTCGGCTACCTCGCATGGGTCGCGATACTCCCACGTCAGCATCGGGCGTTCTCCACTAACGCAATCCGCGCCCGCGTTTGCTCAACCCAGCGGCGCTCGTTGATGCGGCGGATTTCCTTGCTGTACAGGCCGCCCTGGTCGAAAAGCGAGTGGCAGCCGCGAACACCCGGACGGTCGGCGCACAGCGGAAAGCACAGCCGGTCGTCGGTCTTTGTGCCCATGCCTTTACCTGTATTCGGGTGCGCGGCCTGGCTGTAGCCCTGAATGCCGCAGCGAGCGCAGGGCAGGGCGGCGACGGCGCGGCGGTAGGCTTCGTCGCGGACGGGTTTGGTTTTGGGAAAGCCAAGCGTCATACCAAGACGCCTCCCATGATTTCCCCGGTATCGGGGTCTACCTGCATCTGCTCCCATTGGTCATAACTGGCCGGGAACGTCACGCCCAACTCGGTGGCGGCGAACGCGCTCACGCGGTCGATTAGCTTGCTGTAGGCCCGGATGCCCAAGTCCTCAGTGCTGATCCGCACGCGGCGGCGCGACTTGCGCCCGGTCATCGGGTTGGTAAACGTCTTGGTTTTTGAGCCGAGGTATTCCTTGCGAAAATGTT